GTGGATTCAAGACCGTGAGGACAAACAAAAGGATTTCCCAATTTGTCAATATTACGATGATCAGGCAGGATGTTTGCATAAATACAATCCGAAAAATACGCAAAAGATTAAAAAGGGGTGAGGTTGATTGAATAGTTTAACGGTCAGGTGGAAGCTACATAATTATTATAATGATCTAAAAATGATTGAACAGCTCAAAGACGATCTTAAGGAATACAGGTTAATGGATGGAGTAAAAGCACTAGTTGTAACAGATATGCCGGGATGCCATAGCACTACTTCAAAAGTTGAATCTGTTTTAACTGAAAATTATAAATATAAGAATGAGGAACTAGAACTACCAGAATATATAAAGAGTTTAGAAAACGAGTTAGACAGCCTTATGCGAATAAAGAGAGCAATTGACAATGTTTATTTATATTTGCGTGAACCTGCACGAACGATAATTGAAATGAGATACTTTATCACACCTCAGCCACTAGATGTTAGACAGCGTAAATACAATTGGGCGGAGATAGGTGACGAGATACATATGAGCGAGGACAGATGTAAACATATAGATTGTGATGTTATAAGACAGATACAGAATAAGACATTAGATAGTCGACACACTTGCAACATTGTTTATTGATATGTATTGACATATACTAAGACAGTAAAGATTTCTCATAACTTGACCCTCCTATAAAATATAAGGCTGCGCTCACATGTGTCAGCCTTATATTTATTTAAGCAGCAAAAACCTTTAACAGTAATAATAGATGAAGAAAATACTGTTCGAGAGGTTTAATATATACAGCCTGGCATAATATAAGTCCAGGTTTCCTCTCCGAGGGAGAAAAGGAATTATTATGTATTGTAAAGATCATAACACAAAAGATAATTGCCCTGAATGTCAAAACAAATGTAAAGAGTATTTAGAATACAAAGAGGTAGAAAATGAAAGATGTAATAAAATGGACTAAACACAAGCCCAGATGCGCTGATTGTGGGTGTTGGGACAAACTAAGATGTGAGTGTAAGCTTTTGAAATGCAAATATAAATAAATAGTTTAAAAGATAGGACTCTGGCACTATGTACATACGTTTGTAAAAGTGTTAAACTGAAAGAGTCAGCAAGCGAAAACGCTCTGAACACTGGAGGCGTAACATGGAATTATCAAGAGAATATGAAATGATTAACAAGACAAGCACCGGTGAAATAGTAATTGCAGACATGGGAAGAAAAGGCAATGTAAGAGTTTCTGTGATTTCAGAATCAAATCCAAGTGCAAGCAACCGTTCAACATTGTTACATTTTGCAAACCTAGAAGAATTATTAAGTAGTTATGTATTTGATTATGAATGGTTCAAATCCACAGATTACATGGTAGACTACAAAGAAATGAACCTCCGTTTCTATACCGAAAAAAGCGCATACGGAAAAGGCAGCGAGAACAGAAGGTGCGCAAAATGAAAATACTAATTAATAGTTCGAACGTAATAAGAGACAATTGGACAAACTTAGTAGTAAGTGAAAAAAACGATAAGATTCATTGTAATAATGGACATATAGATTGGTATGAAGGAACAACAGCCGGACAGTATTATATAGAATCACAAGTCAACAAGTCAAATGCTCCTGTATGGCACAAACGAATCACAGACGAACAGGCTAATGAATTGATGAAAATGGATATAGAAGATTCAATTGACAAGATGGCTCGCTTGGTGGCGCCATGATAACACTCACACCAACAGAGCAGAGGATCGCGGACTTAATAAAGCAAGAGAGTTTAACCAACAGACAAATAGCTGAACGGTTAGGAATAGCTGAGGGAACAGTTAGAACCCATATGAGTAGGATATTAATTAAACTTAATATAAAGAGTAGAAACGAAATTAAGAAGCCTTGCGACAAAAGCAGAGAAGCTGAGCACAGATAGAACAGGGTATATCAAAATGATCGTGAAGGTTGATGCAGCAAGTGAGATTATAAGAAAGCTGAGTGAAGGATAATGGCAAACAATAGAATGTATTTAGTGTGCCGAGGGTGCAATAAGGGTTTTATGATAGGTAAAACAATGTTGGATGGATATTATACAAGCCAAGAGGATTTTGAACACAAATTAAATGAGTTTTATTCATTACATGATTATTGCAATATTACCAAAGAAGTAAACAGTGAGAATCAGTTTGAGTTGGCATATGAAACAGCAGTAGATGAGGATGTAAAAGAATTGATATTTTAGAGAATAGCAACACCAGTAGAGCAGCTTAACCGGCTGCTTTTTTTATGCAAGTATAGGAGTTGATACTATGAGACAAGGGTTGACAGTAAAACAAGAAAAGTATGTACAAGGACTATTCACTGGATTAAGCCAAAGAGAAGCTTATAAGCAATCGTACAGTTACAAAGGCATGACAGATAAGACGATAGATGAACAAGCATGTAGGTTAGCTAATGACTACAAGCTAAATGCAAGGCTTAATGAATTAAAGGATATAGTAGCTAAAAAGAATATATTAACTGCTGAATGGGTATTGAATAACCTTAGATCAGTAGCTGAACGATGTATGCAACAGGAACCTGTTTATATATATGAAAACGGAGAAAAGGTTGAATCCGGTGAGTTTAAGTTTGACTCAAGTGGAGCAAACAAGAGCCTGGAATTACTAGGCAAACACTTGAAGCTATTCACAGAGAAGGTTGAGAGTACCAATACAAACCTAAATTACGATATGACAGACGAAGATAAACTGTTTAGATCTAAGGCAACGCCGGAGGAAATAGAGAAATATGAAAAAGGAATGGAATATGAAAAGATAAATGAGATACTAAATAGATAAAGTCATGTTGCTCCACCGTAGGAGTAAACCACAAGATGTAGTGTTTAGCTGATGCGAAATATATCGCAATCCTTGAAACACAGTAGAATAGGGAAATGTAATTACACATAGCTGATATTTCGTGTAATTAGAGGTAATAAAAGAATATCAAAAGTATAATAAATGTATTGCAATAGCATATCATAAGTGATATAATATAAGTATCTTAATAAGGAGGTATTTATATTATGAAAGTAACATTATGTAAAAGTTGCCACGATAAATTTTACCCAGATTCAAAATTGCCAGAAATATTAGGTATTGCATCGTATACCGCCACAGGATATTGCAAGCACTGTGGAAAAAGATCAAATGTGAAGAGATATGAAATTCAAGAGGTGCAAAAATAATGGATGGAAATATATTAGCAAATAAAAGTGCATATGATAGACCTAAAACAGATTTTTACCCAACACCAGATGAAGTAACTATTGCATTATTAAATTATTTAGAGATTCCAGACGGGTCAACTATATGGGAATGCGCTTGCGGTGAAGGACATATGGCAAAAGCGCTTGCTAAACGTGGACATTGGGTATATCCTACCGATCTCAACGAAACAGGTTACGGATATAATGGAATAGATTATTTAAAAACTCAAATGATACCATGCGATTGGATAATAACAAATCCTCCATTTAATGTGTCAGAAGAATTTATAAGAAGAAGTATAGAGCATAAAAAACCATTTGCATTATTATTGAAATCTCAATACTGGCATTCAAAAAGTAGATTAAAAGTATTTGAGGATTTTAGACCAGAAGCAGTATTGCCATTAACATGGAGACCAGATTTTTTATTTGGCGCAAAAGGTGGAGCGCCTACAATGGAATGTATATGGACGGTATGGGGTACAGAATCAGCAAAAATTACAAGATATGAACCTTTAAAGAAACCTAATATAAAGGAGGCGGTATAATGTCTCCTAAAATAAAAGATAAATCATTTCCACCTGTGAAAGTAACATCAGAGTTTTTAGAAGCTACAAAAATATGCGCTGAGAAAGCTGATAAGTATTTAAGTGATTACATTAGAATGGCAGTAGAGAGTTACAACGCACAACAGAGCAAGCCAACAACCTTTAAAGAGCAATTAGATAAAAGTAGCACAGAAGGAACTAGAACAAAGCCAACTATGTGTAAGAGTTTCGGAAAGGATGGCAAGTGATATGGATTTAGAGAGAAGAAAACAATGGTCTAAATGTATAATAACAGGAGCAATGCAGATAGAAGATAGCATAACCGATGATAATATATGTTGGAATATAGACGTAATACAAATGGCGCTGAATAGAATAAAAGAAGAGTTAAAACAAGCTGAAACGCAATTATAAGCTGAGGTATAGAACATAAGAAGGGAATAAGGATATATGAATCTAAATGAAGCACTAGAAGCTATAGAGGGATATGTTGAATTAATGAGATTGGGAAGTAGAAATAAATATGTAAGGAAATTGCAAGTCGAAGCTTTTAATGGAATATGTGATGTTGTGAAGAATGCCGATGCTGATTTTATAGCAAAAATAATTGTAAACAGGGCAACAAGCGGTAAAGATGCAGACGGAAAAACGATGTATTGAGCCTATATAGAAGGGGGACAAGGATATGAAAGTAACTAATAAAGAGTATAAAAGATTATGCTATATTGATGATAAAATGCTTAACGATAAGCCTATAACTGAATCTGAACGTAAAGAAAGACTTGATATAATTACAAAAATGATGAAGGTTGAGCCTATATAAGCAATACAGCAAGGAGTGAGTAAGAATGAATAACTATAAAATAATGATAGATAGCCACTTTGCTTTTATGGAAGCAGATACAGAAGAAGAAGCAAAATATAAATTAGCAAAGATGATATCAAACATGTCACTAGACGAACTAATAGAATATTTAACTATGGTAGCATGGACTGAACCTAAACAGTAGGTGATATAATGTATGACAGAGAAAAGCGTTTAGCAGAGTGGGTAAGGAAGAAAGCTAACTTAAACTTAATCAAGAATGATTGTGAATATTTCATTGAACATTACGTTCACATAGAAGACAGGGACAGCGAGGAATTGGCTGTTCTTTTTCATTTATGGGATGGACAGAAGAAAGCCTTGCAAGACTTTATAAACGAGAGACTTAACATTGTACTCAAAGCCAGACAATTGGGTCTTACGTGGCTTACATTAGCTTATGCAGTATGGTGTATGATGTTTAAGCCGGGTTATATGGTAGTAGCATTAAGCAAGAAGGATGATGATGCAAAAGAACTTGTAAGGCGTGTTAGTTTTATATTACGATATATGCCGGAATCAATTAAACCAATTATAAACGCTACTACTTCACAAGTTACAATACTACACAAAGATGGAGAGCCCAGCACGTTTAAATCATTCACAGCAGCGCCAGACTCCGGCAGGTCGTTTACTGCAAACTTAGTTATTCTTGATGAATGGGCATTTCAACAATGGGCAAGAGACATATGGACAGCAGCATACCCAACAATAAACAGACCAACAGGTGGTAAGCTGATAGGACTAAGCACCATAGAACGCGGTAGCTTATTTGAAGACATATGGACAGCGAGTAAAACAGGTGACAATACTTTTAACAGGATCTTCTTAGGATGGAACACTGATCCAAGAAGAACAAAAGAATGGTATGAGCAAACGAAGAAGGATTTAGGAGATTCAACACTAGCCGAATATCCAGAAACAGAAGAAGAAGCGTTTCTTGTACCCGGTGGTGCATATTTTACTGAATACAAACAATCTATTCACATTAAATCAGTAGAGTTTGAGAAGACACATAGCAGATTCTACATAGCATTAGACTATGGAAGGGATATGTTAGCAGCCGGATTATTTGAAATAGACCGTTACGGTTACGCAAGACAAAAGGGCGAAGTACATAAAAGCGGCTTACTTGTATCAGATGCAGCCGAAGAACTCAGAACCCTTACAGCAGGTAAAACAATCTATTCTTATCTAGCACCTAAAGATATGTGGAATCTGAGTAATCAGACAGGTAAGAGTAATGCAGAGGTATTTCAAGCTAACGGCATATACCTAAGTCAGGTTATTCCGGGTAGCCGCGAACAAGGGGCTTATATGTTGGCTGAACACTTAAAACCTATCACGGTAAAGGATGAACAGACCGGGGAAGAATACGAAACCGCATTATTGACCTTTGATGAAGACATATGCAAAGAAACTACACGATGTTTGCAGAATATACAAAAAGACAAGAATAAACAAAACGAGTATGCTAATCAGCCTCACAATTTAACTCATGCAGTTGATATGTTAGTTTATTTTGTAGCAGGCAGACCGAGGGCACCAATTGTGGAAGTAAAGAAAAAGCACACAAACTGGATGTTTGAGAGTAAAGAAGAACGGAGTGATTTAGATATATGGTAAAAGAAAGAAGAAATATGTTAATTGAGAAATACAATAGAGAAACAATAGGATTCAGAACAGTAGTCCAAGAATACATGAGGATATTTAAGCTAGAAAATAGCGTAACCGATGAAGAGTGGGACGATATGAGAAGAAATCCAGAAAGTGGGGAAATAACATGAATATATATGACAAAATAGAACTATTCAATAAACTTAAAAATGAGTTAGAAGAAGTATATGGAAGTTTTGATACTATAGATATTGTTGAAGAATATCCTAACGATATGAGAGTTGAAGATGGGATACATTACTTTGATACAGATGGTTGCTGTGAAAACGTTCCAATAGGTATAGCGGTTAAGAGGGAGTGATTTAGATATATGGTAAAATGGATTTGTAAAATATTTGGACATGAATTAATAAAAGCTGATGAAAAGGATATGTTCGGAATGAGTTATGTATGGCAACCTTATTATTGTAAAAGATGTGGGGAAAGGAATGATTTAGACATATGGTAGAAACAATTGATAATATTAAACAAATAATTAGGGGCATTAGAAAGACTATAAATAACGATTGCATAAAACATGAAACTATACTTTCGGAACGAATGAATCAAATTGACATTCTTGAAAAATTACAATGGGATATAGAAAAACGTATGGATGAAATGGTTGAACGTGAACCATGTGAGGTGTAAATAAATGAATATAGTATACACAATTGGTTTACTAGCTGCTTTTATAAGCGGCTTTTTTGTTGCACTGATTTGTATTAAGGTGGGTTTGACTTGGCAGATGCAAATAAAAGAGGGTAAAGAGCCAGAGTTACATAATCCAGTTGATTCAGTTGTTAAAGCGGTACAGCAGAACAAACAAGATAAGGCAGTT